CATATGGTCGTCTTGATTTAGAAAGTGCGGGTACACTTAGAGCTTCGTTATTTGCAACAGCAGGAAGCACAACGTTTTCCGCCGCAACAGATTTACTAACTTTTGATACGTCTGGCGGTGAAGCCATACGCATAGACTCAAGCGGCAACGTGGGTATTGGTGGCGTGGGCAACATTTCACCCTACGGCATTCGGTTTGCTATTAATGGCACTGGCACTGGCGGCGCTGGCCTTTATTTTGGTAGTGGAGTAATCATACCCACGGACAACACGCCTACTATTTCTGACGCAACTGTTGATTTAGGAGCTAGTAATTACCGCTTCAAAGACCTCTACCTATCAGGTGTTGCAAATGTTGGGTCTATCGTCCAGACAGGGTCTACCTCAAGTCTAGTAGCTAGTTTTGAAAACACCAATACTTCTGGCTATGGGATGCGAATCACTACATATTCATCAGGTGTTGAATATGCGCTTGCTGTTGATAGCTATGGCGGGGGGTATTCAAGAGATTTCGTTATAGGGGTAAACGGCTATATTTATTCTCCCCCAACCTATGGTTTAACAACTGGCGGTTCAGCCAATATGTTTGTAGCCACAGATGGTTCATTTCAAAGGTCTGTTTCATCTGCCCGTTACAAGAACACCATTACAGACGCAACACATGGTTTAACTGAACTGCTTACACTTCGCCCTGTGACGTACAAAGGAAACAATGATGCGGACACTGTGTTTGGCGGCTTGATTGCTGAGGAAGTACACGACGCAGGTTTGACCGAATTTGTTCAATACAACGAAGAAGACCAACCAGATGCTCTAGCTTACGGGAACATGGTATCCCTTTGTATTAAAGCCATCCAAGAACTAAAAGAAGAACTCAATACTGCCACGGCACGCATAACCGAACTGGAGAACAACTAATGACTACATTCAACTGGCAAATTTCAGAGTGCGACAGAGAACTCAGTGACGGTGGCATCACCACAGCACACTGGCGCGTAACAGCAGTAGACGGTGAATACACAGCCTCTAGCTATGGCACCTGTGGCTTCACCCCAGACCCTGAGTCTAGTGATTACACGCCTTATGAAGACGTTACAGAGGCTGAAGTACTAGGCTGGTGCTGGGCTAATGGCGTAGACCAAGAGGCTATTGAAGCATCTCTACAGGCTAATATAGACCTACAGATCACACCCATTACTGGCACTGGAGTACCTTGGTAATGAGTTACATATTAGATTTCTTCAACATAGCCACTGCATTGATTGCTCTAGCATCTGCTATTGCAGCTGTCACTGAAACTAAGACAGATGACAACTGGGTGGGCAAAGGGCAAAAGCTGCTAGACCTAGTTGCACTGAATATCGGTAAGGCCAAAGACTCATGACACCTAGTGAAAAGGCGTTAGCCAAAATCGAGCAGCACGAGGAAACTTGCGGCATCCGGTACGAATCTATAGACAGTAGATTAACCGCCGGAGAGAAGCGTTTTGACCGCTTAGAATCAATGATTTGGGGGGTGTATGCAGTTGTCATGATAGCTGTTGCCCTCCCTCAATTCTTGAACGGCTAATGATTCTTGAGGCCGTGGCTGCGGTGACTACGGCTTGCAAGGCTCTTGAAATGGCTGCCGGCGCTGCATCAAATATCGAATCCTTGGGCGCTTATATTGGCAAGCTAGGAGCGTCAGAGTTCGACCTCCAGCGTGCTAAGAATTCCAAGAACTTAACCGAAGCTGAGGCGATGAAGATCGTCATGGCTGAAGAACAGTTGAGGCAGTCACGGGAATCAATTAGACAGGTGTTCGAGGCAACTCACCGAATGGACCTCTGGAACGAGATGCTGGCTAAGACCGCTGAAGCTAGGAAGAATCGACAAGCATTCTTAAAAGCAGAGGAAGCGAGGAAGAAGAAGTTCAGAAAGGAACTCACACAGTACGCGCTAATCTTCTTGGTGGTGGCAGCTTTAGTGCCAGCCGCGATTGGCGCTTTGCTCGCTTGGCTGACCAACAGGTGATTATGGCTTTCGTTTTAGTTGTAGTCCTCGAAGGGACCACAATGCCAGAGGAGTTTCTATTTAGGAACGCAAACCGTTGCAGGCAGTTTGAGGCAATACTTGAGAAGCGACAGAAAGGACTGACCGCTTATTGTTTACCCCGCTGGGTAAGTGCAAACTCTAAATTTAACGACTGAGGCTTGCTATGACTTTTCCAAAATCCACTACACCACTATTCTTATATGACGTTGCCAGAGGCAGAATACTTGACCATTCAGCGCTAAATATATTCGGCTTCAACACAACGGTCGGCACTTCTTTTGAGACTGTTTGGAATGATGGCGCGGCTTACGCTTTCCCATCCGCTGCTTTGACCATGACAATCGTGAGTAGTAGCGCAAGCGACACAATGGATGTTCTAGTGGTTGGCTTAGATGCTAGTTATAACGAGGTGCGGCAGACTGTCACGCTCACTGGTACTGGATCTGTTACGTTACCAACTGACCTTTATCGCATTAACTCAGCAATCATTCTCGCAGGGTCTAACGTCGGCAATATCACTATTGCAAGTGGCGGAGTGACTTATGGCTTTATAGGCGCGGAGTTAGGCACCACGCAGGCTTGTATCTACACTGTGCCGGCAGGTTACAGCATTTATCTTTTTAGAATCACCGCTAATTCAGCAACAGCTAACGGTTCAAAGTACGTCACTATCAGGAATGCTTTGCAAAGCTCAACTGGCAGATGGCTGAAAGTCGCAGAGGCGACATTCTCACAAAGTCAGGTAAACTATGATCGACAGGTGCCGTTCCAGATAACAGAAAAGACCGACTTCATGTTTGAAGCAAAGTCTAGCTCTAGCACAAACGAAGTCGCAGTTTTTGTTGAGGCTGTCTTGGTCAAAAACGATCAATAACGTAAACTTATAAAACCTATAACCACTAGAGAATCAAATGATTACAATCGACGATGTTGAATACTCGGAAGAAGAAATGACCTATGAAGCCAAGATTAGGGCGCAGCGCATTTCTCAATTGAGAGAGGAGCACATTAACCTAGTGTTAAGGCAGCAAGAGGTGGAGCAGTCTATTACTTTCCACGCTGGCTGCATCAAGAAAGAAATGGAGCCAGACGAGGAGTAATGTTCCACGGGGAACACTAAGTCAAAGTTGCGGGGTGAGGCCAAGATGTTCTGCCCAGCAGCTTGTGGATCTCATGACGCTCTACGCCTAGATTGTTGGCTATCTCAGTTACTCCCGCGCCTTTTCTTTGCATCTGGTAGATCTCATGCTTTCTGGCAATCGGGAAGCTAGGGTGCTGAACTGCCAGCAGCCTTTCGTGTATGTAAGACTGCCGCAGGTTTGTTTGCGCTTTAATTGCCGCTAGAAAATTATCCATTTGGTTGGTTCCCCCTATCTGCGCAGTCATAACACCAGATCATCTGTTTCTCACTGACTGGGAAACTGCTATTTTCTCTTGGCCCCGCAGAGCCGCTCTTGTGACAGCGTGGGCATTGAATGATTACCTTGCCTGCTACAGTACAATACTCAAGTTTTGTAGGCTTTTTGCCGGTCCTAGCCATCCATTCTTCTACTGTCTCTGTCACGCCTGCTTCCTTATCACTCTCAATCCTACTTCAGAATAAGCGCCAGCCATGTGGTGATCAGGCAAGCCTGAGTTGATTACATCGTCCACAATCTTTTCATGCCAGTCCTGTACACCATCTGGGCGTGGAGTGTCCTCGCCGTTGTACTTGATGCCAAGCTTGTGTTCTAAAAGCCTAGACGCTATCTGCTCATCCTTTCCTGTGTCTCTGACGTTTCCGCCTATCTCTGTCTTGGTGTTACTAAGAAAGTTTAGCTTGGTGCGAATTTGCTTGGGTGATGGGAAGTTATCTATCTCTTCCGTTAATTGCCCCAGAGCCTCACGCATCGTCTGTGCGTGTTCTCTGCCAAAAGCATCATAGTGGACCTGACCCAATTCAGGCCAATCACGTTTCTTGAAGGGGTGAAGCGCAAACCACTGCGCGTATAAACTTGTAAATTCTTCTTTTTCCATAATTACTCTGTTCCTTTAATCAGTCTGGCTTCAGCTAATGCGCCACTTAGAAATTGATCCCTTGACTTAACAAACCTGCCGGTAGGGGTGAGTACCCCCCAAACATTTTTCTGGTCTGGAATTCTCAAGTAACCGTAGCGGTATTTTCCTAGCCAGCCTTTCGCTATGAAGTTGTCCATTATTTGAAGATCTTCTTTCTGGTGTAGCGTGGCGGTTGATTGCGTTAGTGCTGAATGAAATCACCGGACACTGTTCACACAATCTGTTTCACGTTCGAGGAACTCGAAGGACTGACCCCGCCACTGGCCTGCCCGAATCACCGGCTCCTCAAGTTTACATCAGAACGGTATGTCTTCCAGTTCACCGTTTTTACCTTCACCATACGCAGGTAGAGGCTTAGGCGAGTCGAAAGTTGGCATCTGTGGCATTCCACCACCGCCGCTCGGTTTCCAGTCATTAACCTGAGCGTACCACTTGCCGCTTTTACCTTCCTTCACGTCTAAATT